TTCCTCTGATTGTAAAGGTTCGGTACGTAAGTTATCTAAACGGTCAGCCTTTATCTTGGCGTTAGTTAGTTTCTCTTGCGCCTCTACCAACTTATCAGCGTCACCTGCTTCATACGCCTGTTTATAAGCACGTTTTGCGAGAATCATCTCACCGGCAGCGGTACGTTTAGCTTGTTCTAGTAAGGCTTCCTGATTCTGACTGACAGTACCTTTAAGTCTTTTATTCTCGTCAACAAGCTGTTGAGCCACTCGTTCCAACTCTTGGCGTTCACGTAACGCTGCTTCTTTAGCCCTACGTTCATCGTGATAACCTTTACTAAAGTGGCGGATTCGGTTTTGTACTTTATCAGAGTATTCCGCAAGCTCCTCATCAGTAACTTCCGCTGGTGGTTCCGCAGGTTTGCGGTTTCGGTCAGCTTTTGGTGTGTCATCAACAACTTCGACTTCGAGATCATCTTCTACCGCTTCCTCAACTACGGGTTCAGGTTCTGATTCAGGTTCAATCTGTGGTTTACCCGACAAATCTATTTCGGTAGCACTTGAATCTTCGATTTCAATATCCGTGCTAGTTTCTTCGTCTTCGTGAGGGAAACTAAATTCTACTTTTTGAAATGGCATGGTTACCTCCTATGCGCGTGTAATACCACGGGGGTCGGCCACAATAGCCTCAATAGAGTCATCGTTCATCAAACGATACTCAACCCCACCAACTTTAAACCGAGTGCCCGTATTCATACGGAACATTACATAATCCCCCGGCTTACACCACGGGCCTGACGGAAACCGATCTTCGTCAGAATAGGCTTGATCGCCCATATCCAACACCAGTCCGATTATCGACATAATGTGTTCTTGGCTTATTGTGTTTGAAGATTTAAGCAGCCCGGTATCCCCGAACGTCTCTTCAACTTGTGGTAACGCAACCAAGACCCTGTAACCTACGGGTTTGGGTAACTGCGCCTCTATCTCTTCCTGCGTCAGCATGTCTTCAGGGGCCAACGTTTCTATTGCTTCACTCATCGTATTCTTCCATATTGCGCGAGAGGTCTTCTACATATCGGATACAGGTTTCGAGACCCCGAACCATACCTGTAACTTCCTTGTACTGGGCAAAGTCTTTCGCTCCCCCATTACCAAGAAACTGTAGTGCAGAGGATTTATCTTCCTCGAATTTATCTTTAAGCACGTCTAAGACGGTTTTAGCCATTACTGACCCTTATTCTGTTGTTCGATGAGCCGAAGCAAATCTAGACTGAGTTTATCTTGCGATTCAGTGGTCGATTTAGCGAGCTTCAGTCCTTCTTTTTGAGCTTCCAGTTCTAGTTCTTTCTCATCCAACCCTAGCTTTTTAGTGTCGATAGCGGAATCAAGTGCATCTTTTTGCGATATGCGTTCTTGTTCAGCCATGCGGAGTTGGATTTCTGCCGCATCTTTCTGAGCTTTACGCTGCACTTCTTGCTCTTTGATCGCCACTTCACGCTGCTGTAGCTGGAATATGGGGTCTTGAGCTTGTTGCTGTGCTTGCGCTTGCGCCTGTTTCTGTTGGTTTGCCTGACTGAGTTGTGTACCTGCCTTCGCCATAAGCTGTGCAAGGGTTACTTCAATCTCTTCAGGCAACTCTTCGTTGGGTGGTGGTAAGTCTGCACCCAGTTGTTCTTCTATCTGCGCCCGATACTGGAACCCTAAGTGCTGCGCCAAGTGTGCTTGCAGAGCGGCCATAATAGCCTGACCCTGCGGGTTTTGACCGATCATCTGGGCTACCATAGGGTCTTGCATAAACGACTGGTGGGTCGCTATGTGCGCTTGGTGATCTTGCTGTATAAACGCTTTGAGTGGTTTTCCAACCAACGCATCCATGTTTTCACTGACTGGATCAGTCGGTTTAAGATCGTCTTGAGTCGGGACAAGTTTATCTGCATTCTTAACTCCTAGTACCTCGATCATCTGCCTATGTAGCTGTGGCAGGTCGTAGATCTGTGGGGCGCTCTGCGCCATCTGCAATGCCGCTTGATACTGCACAACTCGCTGGGCCATCGTTGACGAGTTAGGATCACTGACGGGGATCACGTCCACCATCATGTAGTCCGCTACCCTCGCACTGACCTCACCCCGCATGGGGATATAGTCGTACTCAGTGGGCGCATACTCTGCCATTAACGCTTTGAGCATCTTGAACTCTTGCTTCATCGCGTAGTGGACACGGGCCTGTACCGCAGCCATAGGCTTGAGCGTACGTTCCAACAGTGCCAGCGTCGTTCCTACCGGAGCGTTAGCTGACATGTCAGAGATGTTCATATCACTGATCGCCCCTAACCGACGACCTTCAGTGGTGATCTGGTTAAGTAGCGCAAGTAGAGTCTGGCTTGGCTCCTTGTACGGAAGTGGCATAATGTTGTCACGAATACTTCCAGACGGTACATCCACGTCCTTCCATTCACCCGGTTCGATAGGCGAGTCATCGCCCTTGATCCTCAAACCACGGGATTTCAACCCTCCGGGTAAGTTAGACAGCGTACCGGCATCAACCAACTGACGGATAAGTGAAGTACCTGCACGGGCGTATCCACCAATGATGTGGATCAAACCAAGACCGTAGAACCCAAACCCCGGCACGTATACATAGTGCACAAAGTGCTGACGCTTCAACATCAACGGGTCTTCTTCGTTCCAGTTACGTCGAATCGCTAGGACGTTACCCGTCCCTCTTTCAATCGTAACGACGTAAGGCTTCGCAATCTCGTCATCATCTTCGTCAATACCGTCAATAATGAGATCCGCGTGTATCTCATAAACTGCATATCGGTCATCATCAGTGAGTGAATATCCACCTTCTTCCGCTTTCCTCTTCTCAATATCGGTATGGAACGGCTGTGGATCACCGAGGTCTACCTCACGGTAGAACCCCATCGCTTGTAACTTCTTCAACTCGTTCTTGGTCTTCCGCATGACGTGCGTAACACGTTCAGCAGTCTCAATATGGGAGGCACCGTAGGGTACAATCACGTCCTCCGCAGGGATGTATATAGCTACCTGACGCCCTAAACTCGGGTCGTAATACACCTTTTTGAACGCCGAACCAGCCAATCCTAGGCTGTATAGCAGGCGTTCGTGCTCTGGCCGATACTCTACCATCCGCTCGGTCAGCTCGTAGTTCATATCCGCTTTTACCCTATCAGCGGCTTCGGCTTTGTCTGCGGTCTCTTCGCCTAATATCTTTACACGAACAGGGCCAGCGGCTGGGAAAGTCTCACTCATCGTCTCCGCTTGGAAACGTATGGCAGCTTCGGCAAGTATCGTAGAGTAAACCCCGCAAGCACCGTCCCACGGATCTGTACGCTCTTCGTACTTGAACCCTAATACGTCCAGTCCTTTGACAAACGTATCAGCCCAATCCTTACGGCTATCGGTATCAGCATCGATAAGCCCAATCAAATCTTGTGCGAGTCCTTGCAACTCGCTATCGTCTAGTGCTTCTGCAAGGTTAGCATCGAACGACATTAAGTCTGCTTCATCAGCATCCGGTATTAACGTGATTTCCATACTACCGTCAGACAGAGTGACCATCTCTGGGTCAACAATCTCGATCTCTAATGCACCGCCTTCGAGTGCATCATCCATAACCTCGCCTTCAAGCAGATCGTCCATACCCTCTGGTGCTGCATATAAACCTTTTTCAATAGCCATAATTTATACTCTATAATAGTCTTGTACGCCCACCTGCATTGAACCCTTCAGGTAGCGTAGGGAGGGCGGGGGTATTTGAAGCCTTTTGTGCCGCTTCAACTTCTCTAGCTTGGTTTGCTGGCACTACTTCTGCTGCTCTAGTTGTTTCTCGTTGGGCATACTCTTCAGGAAAATACTCATAAACTAACTCGTCTTCCAAATCAACTAAAGCCTCTTGAAGTTCCTCGGGTGTAGTGTAATAACCTTCTCTGGCCTTTAGAACATAACGCCTTACTACAGGGTTCATACCAGCGAAAAGGGCTTTTTCTCCTCTGTCCCTAAGAACCTTTGTAGCTAACGCGGTAAAAGGTTTTGGGCTTTTGAAGTTGGTGTCCTCGGTGTCGTTGTCTGCCATAATTTATACTCTTAGTAGTACCCGCCGCGTCGTTGTTTGAAGTAACGAATCTCGTCGGGTTCGTCAGTTGGTAAGCGTATGAATCCACCTTGCCTAAAACGCATCAGTGCCATAACAGTCGAATCCACTAAGTCATCATGGCTCATAAACGGGAATCCAGCAATCTCCTCGATCACCTCTTCCGCCCATCGTGTTGTAGGCATCCATACAAGACCTGATGCTACAATATCAGCGACAGAATTTAAACGCGCTAGTTTATCACCAGATCCTCTGTGTGGCGTGTACTCTTGCACTGGTAGTCCCATACGCCGCATCTCTTGATACAACGCTGTACCTGCGCTCTTCTTCTCCACAATAAACGAATCCGGTTCCCAGTCGGCATACTCTTCCATCGCCAAGTTCTTTAGTTCTGGAAACTCTAACCGCTGCTTGATGCTATTGAGTAAGATGATGTTGTACGCATCTGCATCTTCGTTGAAGAATACACCCCACGTCGTTAACGCCGTAAAGTCAGCACGGTTGTGTTTTTCTGCCGCAGCGTCAAGCGACATGATAATATACTCGCAGTTGGGTGGATCTTCTAACTCCCACTCCTGCCACCACTCACGTTTGATGAGTGCAGCCTCTTCCGCTGTTGGTTCCTGCTGATACTGGGCATTCCACTGAAACACCGGCATCGACGCCTTAGTCCGTAACAATGCCTCTAAGTCAAAGAACTCAGGCCACAACGGTTTTTGTACCGAAGCACCCGTTCGTTTGTCCGTCGTATCCAGTATCGCGGGGAACTCAATCACCTCGAACTCATCAGCCCGTTCGTTCTGGGCCATGTCTCTAACCACACGTCCTGTCAGGTCATCCATGTGCCACCGAGTCTGGATAATCGCTACCCGTCCCCCCGGCATCAAACGTGTTCGTGCACCGAACGTATACCATTCGTAGGCTTTCTCAAACACGGAAAAGTTACCGTTAATAACGTCCTGCTCAGAGTGTGGATCGTCTACCAGAAGCAGGTCAGCACCTCGTCCTGCCAAAGCAGAGCCAACACCACAGGCGTAATACTCTCCTCCTACACTGGTGTTCCATCGTCCAGCAGACTTAGAATCTGCGGCCAGTGTGACAGTAGGGAATATGGCCTTGTACGCCTCTACCGCAATCAAATTACGGACTTTTCGACCAAAATCGACGGCCAGATCGGTGGTATGTGACACCATCATGACCTTTTTATTGGGGTTCCGCCCCAAG